GTATAATTCGTGGCTTTTCAGATAAGATATCCGTTAATAGACGGAGAAGAGCAGGGTCTCGTGCAGCGATATTGTAAGTCAACCACAGAACCAGTACTACGTTATATAGCATCGAAAAATAGAATTAGAAAGATGTTGTCAATAAAGTACACACGAACAAATTGCGATCACCAGTCCTGTGATTGTGCTCTGGAAGTCACAGGGATTCATCCGCAGACGATGGGCTACAGCTATAAAACCAAGACTTTGGACAAAGAACAACAAATAGCAGAGGTTTGTGCGGCATTCTCATCTCAGTACTCTCTATCGGGGAACGCGTTGTTTCGATTTGAAGGAGATTTCGATAAGAAGTATTTGGAAAGTCGGATAAAAATAGGTTTGAACATTAACTTAATTCCTCCACCTTTGGACGCACCCAATCATCCAGAAAGTCTTTGCAATACAGATCCTCCGGCACGCTTGAGGCAAATATTGAAGCGAGTAGATCGTAAGAATTTGCCAACAGTGTTGAGATTGCCCTCAAATAAAATAGATTATAAAGCAATTTGGGCACCTGACCCAGAAGGGCATGTTCCTACACTAGCGGTTATGATAATGCGACACTATAGTGTATACAATATGGCCTATGGTCAGGAAAATGGAAGAGGGCATGTAATCTCAGCGCAGGCGGATTTGTATCCCATGAAATTAGCAAATACTATTTTAGGTTACAACCGTCAAACACAAGATACTTTGCCACAGGCTGTACCTGTATTGGCACTAGTTCCTCAAGCGATGCAGTACATGTATCGGGCAATGGGAATCACGGAGTTTGGTAAAGAACAATCTGAAATAAACTTCGAAGATTTAAAAAATATGTACCTAGGATCATCCTCTGGAATTCACCCTGGTTATACTAAGGAGGCGGTACTGGATACAGGTACACCGATAAAGATATCAGCTACGGGGAAGAAAAGTGAGACTTGGGAAAGCGACTTAGAAAAAGTGCTGCGATTTTTAGAGTGCGGGGAGGAATTCGAGACATTCTTCGCATGTAGTCCAAAGAACGAACGAAAATATGATCGCCTGAAATGCCTATCCAAAGAAGATTTTTCTGCGTGGTGCCAAAAGAATAGAGTGTTTGTGATTCCCACATCAACATTCGTACTAGCGGAAAAATTAGTTTCTAAGATGCGGATGTCCAAGGAGCGAGGTAACGTTATTCGAATAGGGCAAAAATGGACATTTGGAGGAGCAGATAAATTAGCACAAGTACTGGGGATAGACGTGATGAATGCCTGGAAGAAAATATTGGTAGAAGGAGATGTAAAAAATTTTGATCAGTCGGTTCAGGCAATTTTTGTTCGTCTCTACATGTCGACTATGCTTATCCATGAAGACGCAGCATCACCAGATTATGAAGCGAAGAAGAAAATGTGTGAATATTTGGCACAGCGATTAGCAACTAGAGTAACACGTTTTTATGGAGACGTGTGGGGCATTCATAAGGGAGGAGTTCCCTCTGGGTGCTTTAACACTAG